GTTAAATGGCTTCTTGACTCCAACATCATTGAACCAGCAGACAAAGCGGCAAAAGAGGCAGTAATTGAAGAGCCAGCCGTTGAAGAACCTGCTATTGAAGAAACACCCGTAGAAGAAGTTGTTGAAGAAACTCCTGCGGAAGAAATCAGTTCAGACGAACAAGTAACAGAAGCAGGAGAGTAAGCACATGCCTACATTCGTTTCGGGTAAAGATACAGGCGTCAATTTCGGTGAGTTTAACCTAACTCCTTATTTCAACAACGCTTCAACAACTCGCGAGGCAGAAACCGCAGAAACAACCGCTTTCGGTTCAGATGACCGCTCATACGTCATTGGAATGAAGACAGGCACAGTTTCGCTAGAAGGTATGTTCGACGGAACTACCGACGCTGTTGACTCCGTAATGACAACCGCGGTTATGGGTTCAGATAACACAACAAAGCCGCTGACAGTTTTGACAGGTGGAACAACAGTTGGACGCGGTTGCGTTCTTTCATTGCCTAACGAAACATCTTACGAAGTATCCTCACCAGTCAGCGAAATCGTCGCTGTTTCTGCTGAGTTTCAATCAAACAATCAAATTGAAAATGGCGTAGTCCTTGCGGGCAACCTTGCCGTTTCAACAACATCAACAGGAAGTTCCGTAGACAACGCGGCGTCTAGCACTAACGGGGGTGTTGCACACCTTCACGTTACAGCAAACACACGCAACGGAACAGCAGTAGCAAAGGTTCAGCACTCTGCTGACAATTCGACTTGGGCTGATTTAGTGACCTTCACGACTATCAGCACAGGAACAGCAACAAGCCAACGCTCAACGGTAGCGTCTGGCACAACCGTAAACCGATACCTTCGTGCGCTCATCACGCCCGCAGGTTCAACAGGCAGTTTAACCGTGACTGTCGCTTTCGCAAGGAGATAAGAAATGCCAACATTTCGCCATGGTAAGAACTCCGTCTTCAAGGTTGACAACTCAGGCGGCACTCTTACCGACATTTCAAACGTCCTAAACAACGTTTCAATGCCTCGTGAGATTGAAACCGTAGAAACCACTTCTTTCGGTTCGTCTTACCGCACCTACGTTGTCGGATTCCAAAATGCAACAATCAGCGTTGAAGGAACATGGGACGCAACAGTCGACGCACATCTAGCGGGCATTCTCGGACAGGACGCAACCGTGTCTTTCGAGTATGGTCCTGAGGGTTCATCTGCTGGCTACATCAAGTACACAGGAGAGGCATACGTTACCTCTTATGAGACTTCCGGTGCGGTCGGAGAAGTAGTAACCTTCTCAGCAGAGTTACAAGTTTCGGGTGCAATCACTCGAGGCACATACTCATAAGCCTCACCTACAACTGAATAACTAACCGTGACCCAAGTGGTCCCAAGCCAAGGAGCAATCGTGACTTCAATTCGAGAAACAATTTTCGCCGCTAACGACATTTCGTCTGAAAAGGTTGAAATCAAAGAATGGGGGGTAGCGGTTGAAGTTCGTAGCATGACAGCACTTGACCGCACTCGCCTACAAAGCAATGCGACAAAGGGCGACGGCAAAGTTGACATGACAGCGTTCATGTCAGATGTTGTTATCGCGTCAACCTACGACCCTGAAACAGGACTTCCTGTCTTTCAGCCAAGCGACCGCGACGCAATTCTTTCAAAGAACGGCGGCATAGTCGAGAAGTTGGCACAGAAGGCAATGTCTATGTCAGGAATGGAGGCGGAGTCAGTCGATAAGGCTGGCGCTGACTTTCTTAAAACAACCTGAAAAGCGATTGCTGTTTGAGATTGCCGAACGTTTGGGTAGGACGGTGGGCGAGTTACTTTATGGTAGCGACGCCTACCGACCACTCACGTCACTTGAGTTCACGGAATGGGCGGCACTTTACAAACTAAGAGCATACGAACAAGAACAGGCTCAAAAAAAGGCTAAGAGGTAAGAGGTAGGTGAAATGGCAGTAGAAACGGCAGTAGTCGCCAAACTTTCTGCTGACGACCGCGAGTTTATCGCGGGAATGTTTCGCGCCCAACAGGCGGCGAACAATTTTTCTACCTCGGTAACTGCGTCACAAACCAAAATGGCGGCACTTGCGGGTGCTGTCGGTGGTGTTGCGTCAACAGTCGGAATGTCGTTCATTCAGATGTCAAAATCTGCGGCTTCATTCGCGTTCAATACAGTTGCCGACTTCGAGCAAACACGCATTGGTTTTGAAGGCATTATGGGTTCTGCGGAATCCGCTAAAGCAATGCTCGACGAACTACAAGCCTTTGCCGCTACCACGCCTTTCGAGTTCACAGAACTTGCAACATCAACAAAGCAACTCCTTGCGATAGGTTACGCCGCCGAGGACGTCATTCCTATGATGACCAAACTCGGCGACGCAACCGCAAACCTTGGTTTGTCGCAAGAGGCAATGAAAGCGACTATCCGCGCCCTCGGTCAGATTAAAGGTATGGGTCGACCTCTTACACAAGACCTTTATCAGATTTCAAACGCACTTCCCGGTTTCAATCCATTCGACGCAATCGCTAAAGGCGTAGGCAAGTCGCAAGCGGAAACGCGCAAAATGATTGAGCAAGGACTTATCCCTGCCGACCAAGCAATTGAAGCAATCCTCAAAGGCATGCAAGAAATGCCGGGCGCGGCTGGTGCAATGGGTCGACAGGTAAACACAATTCGCGGTCAGTTGAGCAACCTCGCTGACACAATCAAAATTAACCTCATCAAAGGTTTTGGTGACACGGGCATTGCGGTTTCGGGATTAAAGGGCGTAGTAGCCGCCGTAGGTCCTTTCATGGCAACGTCGTTCAAAATGGTCGGTGCAGTTTTGCAAGCCGTTGCGCCATTGTTCTCAACATTGGGCGCGGTTATCGGTGCGGCTGGTGCGGTCATAAAACCATTCGCCGCAGTTCTCGGTGGCGTGTTCCTTGGCGCAATGAAAGGTCTTGAAATCGCGCTAAAGGCAATCACCGCACCTATTCAAGCACTTGCGGGTTTCATCAGAAACAACGCAACTGCCTTCCAAATCCTTACAGGCGCAATTCTTCTTTTAACTATTGCATGGAACGCGTCAACAATTGCAACAAAATTGAACGCAATTGCCGTGAAAGTATGGGCGGCAACAACAGCCGCCGCGACCGCAATCATGAAGGCGTTTCAGGGCGGGTTGGTTGCAATTCAGTTACTCATGGCGGCAAATCCTGCGGTTGTATGGATTGCCGCAATTGCCGCTCTCATTGCTATCTTCGTTCTTGCATGGCAAAACAGCGAAACGTTCCGCGACGTAGTTACTCAGGCGTTTGACACCGTGGCGCGTGTTGTCGGTGGCGCAATCGGGTGGGTTTTACAGACGCTGGGCAAAATGGTCATGGTTCTTGGCATGGTTCTTGACGAGAACTCAACTTTTGGCAAAATTATTCGCACCGTTTACACCGCTATCTACAAGACAATTGCGTTCGTCATTAAAGCCGTTTTGAATTACTTTGCGTTCTACTTGGGCGTCATTGCTGACATCATGGACACAAATGGAACACTCGGCAAAATCATTGCCATGGTATTTAACTTTATTGGTAAGACGATTTTCACAGTTCTTGGCGGCGTGATTAAGTTCTTCGGAATGTTCATTTCAGCCATTGGTGACATTCTTGACACAAACAGCGTCCTAGGCAACATCATTGCAGAAGTATTCAATTTCATCTTCTCAACGATTGGCAAAGTCGTGGGCGGGGTTCTTGGCTTCTTTGGCAAATGGCTGACAAACATTGCCGATTTCTTACTAGGCAACAAAGACGCAGTAAACGCACTCGTCAAAATCTTTACTGCGTTGCCTAACGCAATTGGAAACGTCGTGAAGTTCGTCCTTGGCGGTTTCCAACAAATCCTGAAAGGCATTGGAGTTCTTGCCGCCGAAGGTGCCGACAAAATTGCAAAACTCGCCGAAGCGTTTGCCGACTTGATTAGCAAAGTGCCGGGCATGGGCGGGTTGGCTTCTGCTCTCCGTTCTGGCGCGTCTGCGGTTCGAGGCATAGGCGTGAACATTCAAAATGCTATGGGAAGCGCGTCAGGCGCAATTCAAAACGTCATCAACGGCGTTTCTAACTTCCAAGCAAAACTCGTTGACCCTAACACCTACACAGGCGCAATTAAGTCAATCAAAGGCATTGGACAGACGTTGACGAAAGTTAGCGAAACAGCGTTTAAGGTGTCTGAGATTAAAATGGGCGACGTCCTCATGGACACAATTTCTAGCGGTTTGAAGAAGGTCGGTGGGTTCGTTGAGGGCATTGGCAACAAAATCCTTACATGGGCGGACATTGACTTAGGCGACGCGCTTGTTGACGCAGTCGGCAAAGCGGCGGCTGGTGCGCGTGACATGGTCAAGAAAGTCCTTGACGTAGTAAATCAAATCGACGTTGACAAAGCAGTAGACACAGTTTTCGACACCGCCTCAAAGGTTGCTATGAACGTCGGTCAAAAGATTGCCGACATGGGAACAGCCGTCGCCGCATACACAGCAAGCGGTTTCACGAATAAAGTGACAAATGCAATTCAAGACACTATCGCGGCTATCAAAGACAGATTAGGTTTGAGCGACGCGGCTGACGTTATTGCAAAGTCAAACAAAGAGTATGAAGACGCAATCAAAGACGCGCCCCTTGACGATAAAGGCATTTTGAAGCAAGCCGAAACTATGGAAAAAATCCGCGCCGCCATGAAGAAAGGCGTTGAGGCAATTCAAGGCGTCCTTGACGACTTACAGAAAGCGGCGGCTGACTTTGCGAAGTCACTCAAAGAGTCAATTACTGGTTTTGCGGGTCTTGCGGGTATTGAACTTCCTGACGGATTTATCCCACAAGCGAAGTCGCTCATCAAGAACATGGAAATGCGCTTGAAGAAGTCGCAGGACTTTGCGGTTCAAATTGGTCAATTGCAGTCATACGGATTGAACGCTGACTCTCTCAAAACAATTCTTGACGAAGGACCAATTAAGGGTGCGCAACTTGCCGCGTCAATCTTGTCAGGCGGTCTTGCCGCAGTTCAAGAAATCAACCGACTTGAAGGTCAAATTGCGGTCGTCGGTGCAAGCATTGGCGCAATCGGCAAAGAAGCCGTCTTTGGTGGCGACATCAAGACAGCACAGGATTATCTTGCGAAATACACTCCCGACGGAACAACAGCCAACCAGTATGGCAACAACGTTGTCATTGCAGACGGGGCGTTCAAGACAGTCATCAACATTTCGGGTGCGCAATCGCCTGAGGAACAAATCCAACTCATTCAAGACGGCATTGAGTCAAAGTTCGCCGAACTTGCTCGTGCGCTCGCGGCTAAGACAGGTGCATAATGGCAACTTACACATTACGACCTAACGCTAACTGGGCGGGTGCGTCACTTTATACAGTCACAGGAACAACCTACGCCTACACCGCATTGTCCGACAACACAGATTCAACTTACATTCAAAAGACGTCAACGGCTGAGAGCGCGGGTTCAATTGAACTCGAGTTCACCACCACGACCATTCCTGCGAATGAGAAAATTACCAAAATCAACTTTCGTGTTCGTGCCGACCGCCAAACTGCAACAACAACTGGCGCGTTATCTATTTTCATGGGTTACATCAAAGACAGAAACTCAAAGACATCAAAGTATTCTGCGTCAACAGTTATCGTGCCAACGTCAAGCGCGTCAACAATCGACACAGGTATCAACCTTACTTTC